ATTGTTAGGGAAGCATTAGAGGAATTATCTGTTGCATGACCAGTATTTTCGATTTAGAAAAAAAAGCATACGCAGCATTCTTACCACCTAAAAAGTTAAGCCTTAGTCAATGGGCTAATGAGTATGCGTATTTATCTGTAGAAAGTTCTGCGGAGGGTGGAAGGTGGCGTACATTGCCATATCAAAAAGGAATTATGGATGCAGTTACTGATCCTGAGATTGAACAAATATCAGTAATGAAATCAGCAAGGGTTGGATATTCAAAAATTCTTAATCACATAATTGCTTTTCATATACATAACGACCCTTGTCCAATAATGATTGTCCAACCGACAATTGAGGATGCTACTGGTTATTCAAAAGAAGAAATTGCCCCAATGCTTCGGGACACTAAATGTCTACAGGGTTTAGTTAGTGATGCAAAAGCAAAAGATGGACAGAATACGTTATTACAAAAATTATTCCCTGGCGGAAATCTTACGTTGGTTGGTGCTAACTCACCAAGAGGATTTAGAAGAGTATCTAGACGTATAGTCCTGTTTGACGAGACAGATGGTTACCCTGCTTCTGCCGGAACTGAAGGTGATCAAATCAAACTTGGAATTAAACGTACAGAATTTTTTGCTAATAGAAAAATAGTTGCTGGCTCTACACCTACAGTTAAAGATTTTAGTCGTATAGAAAAATTATTTAATCAGACGGATCAGCGCAGATATTATGTGCCATGCCCCAAATGCAATCATATGCAGTATTTAAAATGGGCCAATTTTGAATGTTTTGAAAATGATCCAAACACAACGATATATAAATGTGAAAAATGTAATCATCATATTCCTGATACAAAAAAAAGATGGATGGTAGAGAGAGGAGAATGGCGAGCTACTGCTCCATATAATGGTAAGCACGTTGGATTTCATATCTGGGCTGCATATTCATATTCACCAAATGCAAGTTGGTCAAACCTTATGGAAGAATATCTTGCTTGTAAAAATGATCAAGAACAACTTAAGACATTTATAAATGTAACTCTAGGGGAGGTATATGAGGATGAATATCATACAAAAGCAAGTGCTGATGGATTATTAAAACGTGCGGCAGATGAAAAATATAAAGAAGGCATCCCACCAAAAGAAGTATTAATTCTGACGCTAGGTATTGACGTACAAGATGACAGGTTAAGTATGTCAGTTATTGGTTTTGGTAGGAATGAAGAAATGTTTTTGATCGATAGAAAGGTAATTTATGGATCTCCAGCTAGAGCAGATCTATGGGCGCAGTTAGACGAAGTCTTGCAAGGTAAATATACAAATGAAGATGGAAAAGAATTAAAAATAGATAGTGCAGCGATCGATACTGGTGGTCACTTTACTCAAGAAACTTATCAGTACGTTAGGGAAAGAGAACAATTAGGTTTGATTGGAATAAAAGGTATGGGTCAAAAAGGAAAACCACCTTTGGGAAAAATTTCCAAGGTAGATATTAATTTTAGAGGTAAAGTTTTAAAGAGAGGATTAAGTTTATATCCAGTAGGTGTAGATATGATTAAAACTACTTTGCATAACAAGTTAAAAGATGCAGAAGTAGGTCATGGTTATATACATTTTTACCCAACAACAAAGCCAGCATACTTTGAAGAACTTACAGCAGAACGACAGATACTAAAACATAAAAATGGCTATCAAGAACGTGTTTGGGTTAAGAAAAAAAACCAAGCTAATGAAGCACTTGATGAAATGGTTTATGCATACGCTAGTTTTCAACGATTATTGCAAAAATATGACCGTAGAAGCATATATGATCAATTTGCTAAGAGATTTGACAACAAAAAGCCTCTAAAGGAGACTAAGGTAAGATTAAATCAAACTAAATCGGCTAAAAAGTCGAATTTTATCTCTAATTGGTAATTAAAACGTGACATTTCCAACAACTGTAAGAGCCGGAGATTATGTGCAATGGCGCATACCAGCAAGTCAAGATGTATTTGGTAATAGTATTAGTAGTCCAGATTGGTCAGTTGTATATTATTTAAGAACAAATACTGGGCCAGTAGGCGCAACTGTTAATAGTTCAGCTTATGTTGATGGCTTTCAATTTACCATTGCAAGTAATGTAACAGCTACATTTACTGCTGGAAATTGGTTTTATCAAGCGGTTGCTAATAAATCTGGAGCAGAAAAACAAACTATATATACTGGACAGTTTGAAGTTTTAGAATCACTTGAATATTCTGGAATTGCTGTTAATTATGATGGTCGCAGTCAAGTAGAAAAAGACTTAGAAGTTATACAAACTGCTATTAGAACAATTATTAGCGGTGGAGCAGTACAAGAATATAAAATTGGAACAAGATCCGCTAAAAAATATGAGTTATCAGAACTTATACAATTAGAAAGCAGATATAAAGCAGAACTAGTAAGAGAAAAACAAGGAGAAATGATTGCTAATGGTCTTGGAAACCCAAGAGCTACATTTGTACGTTTTAACGGAGCAATCTAATGGGAATCAGAACAAACATCTCAAACACAGTTAAAAGAGTACTTGGTTTTGGACGCAATGCTAATCCTCTTGGAAGTATCAAAAGAGCATATCAAGGAGCATTGGTTTCAAGACTTACTTCCGATTGGATGAGCAGCCAGTTAAGCGCCGATGCTGAAATAAGGAATAGTTTGCGTAAGCTAAGAGATAGATCAAGAGAATTAGTAAGAAATAATCCTTATGCTAGACAAGCAAAAAGAACAACACAAATAAATATAGTTGGAACTGGAATGAAGTTTCAAAGTTTGGTTGTACAACAAAGAGGAGGAAAAAGAGATCAAAGAGTAAATAATATTATTGAAGAAGGTTGGGATGATTGGACTAAGGCAGATAGTTGTGATTGTGCTGGCAAGTATAGCTTTCACCAATTTGAATGGCTTGCTGCTGGAGCATTGTGTGAATCAGGGGAAGCTATTTTTAGAATCGTAAGAAAACCATTTGGTAATTCAGAAGTACCACTTGCTTTACAAATAATAGAAAGCGATTTGTTAGACGAAGAATATGACGGCAAAACTCTTAGTAAGGGTAATGAGTGGAGAAATGGTGTGGAAGTTGACGAATGGGGTAGAGCTATTAGATATGCCATCCTTACCAAACACCCTGGTGATGCATATTATTTAGACTTTTCTGCAAATAAAAAGCTACATATTTTTGTACCAGCAGAAGACATTATCCATTTATTCCTTCCAGAAAGACCTGGCCAAAATAGAGGTGTTCCTTGGTTTCATAGTGTGATGGCTGATATGCATCAGTTGCAAGGATATGAAGAAGCTGCTGTTATTAGAGCAAGAGCCGGTGCATCAATCATGGGCTTTATCCAAAACGATCAAGGGGAGCTTATAGGAGATGAGGTCGAGAACCATCAACGCATACAATCCTTTGAGCCTGGTACTTTTCGTTATCTTATGCCTAACGAATCTGTTAATGTTCCTGACATTGATTATCCAAGTCAGCAATATGAGATGTTTGTAAAAAACAAAATTAGGCGTTTCGCAACCGGAATTGGATGTAGTTTTGAAACTATCAGTAAGGACTTTAGCGAAACTAACTATTCAAGTTCAAGATTAAGTTTGCTAGAAGACAGAGAACATTGGAAATTTTGTCAAAAATATATAATAGATAATTTTCACTATCGAATATTTAAAGAATGGTTAGATCTTGCTGTTTTATCTGGAGTTATAGATTTTCCTGATTATGCATCAAACTCTAAAAGATATTGCAAACCAAGATGGACTCCACCAGCACAACACTACGTTGATCCTTTAAAGGAAATAAAGGCGTATAGGGAAGCTGAACAAGCTGGTTATATGACAAAGTCACAAGTTATAGCTCAAACAAATGGTGGTGATTATGACGATATTGTTTCTGAGATAGCTAGAGAGCAAGAGGTTGCCAAGTCATTAGATGTAGTATTAGACAAAGATCTAGATCTAGAGGTTGAGATTGGTTCTGAGGGCAATGTAAATATTACAGCCCCTCCAGCAACTCCTAGTAGATCAAAAAAACGTAAAAAATCTGATTCGTAATGGCAAACGTCAATGGAGTTGACATAAATCTAATGCCAACCAAAGGCATGAGGGCAGAAGCTGAAAGGTATAGAGCATGGAAAAAAGAAGGAGAAGGTGGTGGCACAGACGTTGCTAGAACTAGGGCAACACAAATATTAAGCGGAAATGAGCTATCACCTGATACTGTTATTACAATGAATGCATGGTTTGCTCGACATGAGTCAGACAAATCAGGCAAGGGTTTCCGTCAAGGCGAAAAAGGCTATCCTAGTAACGGAAGGGTAGCTTGGGCCGCCTGGGGCGGTGATGCCGGCCAGACTTGGTCTGGGTCAAAGTCAAATTCAATTAAAAAAGCTAGGGAGCGTTCTATGACTGAAGAAACCAAAACAGTTGAAGAAACTAAAATTGTTGAGGAAAGAGCAGAGCCTGACGGTCTTAAGGTCGGGGATTTTGTTTCTTGGAACTCTAGTGGCGGTCGTGCTAGAGGAAAAATTGATCGTATCGTTAGAGATGGATCAATAGATGTGCCTGATAGTTCTTTCACTATTAATGGAACGGCAGATGATCCAGCAGCATTAATTACCTTATATAGAAATGGTGAGTCCACCGATAGAAAGGTAGGTCATAGATTTTCTACTTTGACAAAAATTGCAGACATTAGATCAATTGAAGCTGGAGATAAGTTTGAACGTAAAGAGGTAACAGACTTTAAAAATGTGAAATCACGCACATTTGAGTTTCCATTTAGTTCTGAATATCCTGTAAAACGATATTTTGGTAACGAAGTGTTAAGCCATGATGAAGGC